GAGAAGAGTTATAAATAATGCAACCGTCTGCTGAGACAGTTACGGTAGAAAACGTTTCATCAGCAATATCAATAATAGCAGTCGTGCCATCTAAGCTGATTGTAACACTGTCCAAATCTTGTCCACCCGCAGTGTAACCTGTTCCGGTTGCTTCATCAGAATTACCAGTAACATCAGTATAATTTGCGGTGTTCGTATCGTATGTACCTGTTGGTGTTTCTTTAATTAATGCAACTTTAAGCGTGTCAGTATCCAAATCGTGGACACCTCCTAACAACTCTCCTTTGAATGATTTGCAAATAGCAGTTGTAATTGCCATGCTTCTAAATTCCTATATAAAAGAAAGGAAGAAGGGGGCCGAAGCCCCCAACTTAGTGTTGCTTAGATTTGATCTCGTGCAACTTCGTCTGCTGTGATAGGAGCAGTCATATCTGCAACAAGTGCATAGATACGTGCTTTACCAGCAGTGCCAGTACCAGTTACAGTTGAGACAACATCAATTGTATCAGCCGCAGTTGTACCCTGTGGTACAGCCGCTTCAGTAACGATGTCTCCCACTGAACCTGTTTGTAGGTTAATTGCAGTCACGATGTCAGCAGACCCGATTGACAAGTCAGCAACGTGTGCAGTTGAACCAGCACAAGCTTCAGTGATTACTGCACCAGCGGCAAGAACCATGCAGTTAGCAGGAATGCTAATAGCGGTTACTGTGCCAGTGGCAGTTGGAAGTGTAACTTCAGCTTCGTAGATACGAACGCCTTTAGATACAGTCTGTGATAATGTAGCCATTATAAAATCCCCCTATTAATAGCCAGTTTGGTAACGTGCAGTGACGATACCTTCAGGACGAAGGATCTTGCGACCGTACAAGTGCATACCACGAACGATGTCAGCGAAGCTGTCTGGATCACGGTAAGTCTCAGTCTTGTTGATCTGCTGGGCAGTAGCAACCGCTGAGTCGTGACCTGCAGTCAAGACACCATAGTTAGTAGCCTGAAGTGTAGCACTACCTACAGCAGGACCAGTTCCGACAGCAGGCATGTTGTTAGAAACATAGACACGGAAACCGTGCAAGTTGTTAATAACAAGGCCATTCTGAAGACCTGAACCACCGAAGTCTGAGTTGAAGAGACGTGAGTCTTCATCTTTCAGAGTCTCAGCGAATACTGGGTCAATGACCAACCAACGGCCACTGGTGTCAACAAACTGCTGATCCAACAGACGGCTCATACGAGAGATGATCTGAAGTGGTGATGCAGAAGCTGTTGTGATAGCAGTAGCGCCCGGTAAACGTGGAACAACTACAATTGCTTCACCAGCAACAGCGGCACCGCCATCGTTGAGGTTGAAGTCAGTAGCGTCAAGCTTCATAGAAGCAAGCAGTTCGTCAGAACCTGCAGTTGTTACTGCCTTAGTTCCGTTGACCGTTGTGTTGACTGTGTCACCAGCAGAATGCAAAGCAGACTGAGTGTAACCTGACAAGTAAGCAAGTACTTCTTGGTCATACTGATCACGAAGACGGTATGCCGCACGATCCGTAGCCATTTGCATGAAGTTCACATGTGAGTGCGCTTCTTCAATGTCATCAATCTTGAATGCAAAGTAGTTTGACTTATCAATTGTCAGTGAGAAATCTTCATCATCAAGATCTTGCGCTGTGATTTGTGAACCACGAGAGTAAGGCTGAACTGAGATTTCAGGCTCTTTGATGATCTTCACTGAATCACCCATCTGAGCGATTTCACCGAAGTAGTCGTTGTTAGTGATATCTTCTACAGTAGAAGACTTACGGAAAGCAAGCTGTACCTGCTTTGAATAGATAATTGGGCTAAAGTTACCATTAGGAAGGTTGCCGTAGCCCGCTGCGCTAGTAAATGCCATGATGGACACTCCTTATAATAGCATGGGTTAGGTTCTCGTGTAACTTCGCCAGAGGCCATCTAACATCAGGGTGGTATAGTCACCGGCCAAAGTGATCATACGGCCTGCGTAGTTTGGGTGTTCTGTGAAGGTGAAATAAGACTTCCCGCTAATTTAACAACTGGCCTGAAGTTAAACTAACGGTGCATTTTATTTCAAGTTATTTTGTGGGTATCCGCAAGGGGGCCACAATAATACACTTAGTTATATTTAAAATAGTATAAAAGTCAACAAATTTATCGTGCTGAACCAGATACGTCCATGATAAATCTATCTTCTCTCATTGCTGTTGCAACCTCTTCTTGGATTGCTTCATATTGATCGGCAGTCATTTTTAATATTTCAGACTCCCGAATAATTCTTCCTTCACTTCCAGATCCAGGATTAGATCTTTCAGTTTTTGTTCCTACTTTTTTAGCAGCTTCTTTAGACGAAGAACTACGTTTTGCTTTAATTCCTTTATCCGCTTTATAAAGGTCAATAGCCCTTGATGCAGATAAAGCATCGGAATCATTGTGGATAAGCGCGTCTTTAACCCACTGAGGTTGTTCATCAACCCAATCTTGGAAATCATCGCTGTCACGTATTTCTTCAAAATCTGGTTGCAATCGCATAAGCTCTGCTTCAGCCTTCTCACGGATAGCCTCCATTTTCATTTCGTCAATTTGCTTAAACTTAGATTCAAACTCAGACGCTTGTTCGTGGGCTTTTTTCATGGCAATTGTTTCCACAATTTTAGCCACATCTGGGTATTGTTCCATCCAAGACTCTAATTCTGTCTCAGATTTTGGATATTTTATTTCCTTCTTGGTAGAAGCATCAAGTTGCGATCTTAACTCATCAATTTGAGTTTGTAACTCTGCCTCTTTCTTCTGCGAGTGTCTGCGCAGATCGCCATACCTTTTCTTAAAGGTCTTCTCCTCTGCTCCCTCTGGATCTGGGCCATCGTCAACAGATTCTTCTGCGTTTGTTTCATTTCCTTTATTAAGAAGCTCCTCTAGCTCTTTTTCTTCGTCTTCGATTCTCTTCTTGTTTGCGTTACGCTTTGCAAAGCCAGATGCTACTTTGACTTGCTCTACTTTTTCTACCATTTCGGTTGTTGTGGTTGACATATGTTTTCCTTTACGTCTGGGGCTAACGGTAGCTTTTTAGGGCGTTAGGTAGCCAGTTAAGATGTGAATTATTTTTTAAAAGCTAATTCACCTCGCTTTCTTCTTCTCTATCTTGCGCCTCTTGTCTATCTCTATCTGCCTGAACAGCATCTCTAAAATCTTCTATTTCGTCTTGAACTTCCTGCTTTTGTGCTTCTTTTTCTGCCTCTGAAATTCCTTCTATATCAAAAGGATCAGGCCCTTCTGTTTCTGGCCTGCTTTGTTTTGCTTCTGAGATAGCTTCTTGGGCTTTTTGTTGATTATACTTAGGACCAAAGTAAAAATCATTTTCATATTCTTTTGGATCAAGATCATATTCTTTTAATTTAGTTTCTATGAAATCATCTGCACCTTGAAGATATCCAGCTTCTTCTATCGCTGTTCCGATACCAAACGTACCAAAGAATTTACTAGCTGCTTTTCCTTTACTTCCTTCTTTATGTGGAGAGTTGTTCCAATCTTTAGCAAATTTAGAATCCGGATCAATCGCAGCGAGTTTATCCATTGTATCTACATAGTTATTATATTGTTCTTTTTGTTTTGTTGCCCGCTCCTCGTCTTCTGGACCTTCATCCATAGCGTTGACTGGGGCAACTTCAGGTTGTTTTATTTCTGGAGTTGTAGGAGATGCAAGCTCTTGGGCAGTAGCTTTTCTATATCCCGCTGGTGGATTTGTTATTGGCCTACCGTTAACAAATTGAACAGGTACTCTTTCTCCATTGGGTCCAATGTACGTTTCTGTTGTTACAGTAGGCTGTAAAGATTGACCTAATTTCATAGCTGGATTAAGTACAAATTCTGAAAAACTTGGTGAAGGTTGTTGGGATTGAGGAGATACAAAAATTCCTTGATTAGCATGTAAAGCTTTCTTTTTGAGTCCTGTAGCAAATGGATTTCTTACCATTCCTCCCGAAGCCAATGGTAGAGACTCAATCATTTCACTTGTTTCAGCCTCAAAATCAACATCATCTTCGATTACGGCTTCTTCGGCATTGCCCATTTGCCCCATGTCTTCCATCTTCTGGAGTCCTGCTTTCGCCTTTTGGCGGAGTTTCATGAGATTTTCTAGGCCGATATAGCGTACAACATCAGCAGGAAAAACAAATTCACCTTCGCTAAGTTGTGCAGGAATATCATCTCTAACTTCCTTTTGAGTAGATCCTGAAGGAACTTCATTTCCTGATACTGGATCAACGGTTCCTCCTTCATCTTCTAATCCCCCCTCAGCAAAGGAAGATGTTTCTGGCTGTTTGTTTTTTTTAGCTAAAAGATCATTAATTTGTTTTTCAATTTTTTCTCTTTCTTTTTCAGTATCACTACCTTTGAAAAACATCTCCATTCCATTATGAGAAAACTTGTGTCCTTTTCTTCGTTTGTCATAAGTAAGTTTAATGGAATCCATTTGAGTATTAATGTCAGACATTAGATAAAGCCTCGTCGTGTAGATACTTTAATGCACGAAGTGCTTGTACTGCACCCTGTGCTTGATGAATTGCAACTATATTGTCCGATTGTTCCAATTTCTTGTGGCTTTCAGCAATTTGTATATCTAGATATTCGCAAAAAGCTTCCCATTGTCTGTTGTTACTGCAAAGGGGTTTGAGTTTGCTGACCACCTTCTTGCGGTAATCCTTGTCCACCTTGTTCATTACCTGTAAATCCTTGCTCTCCCGGAACCGGAGATTGTCCTACACCAATGTTTCCTCCGCCAGCACCAGAAGTATCTGCCACATTAGGTGGCCCTCCATCTGGTTGCGCAGGAGCAGGTGGTGCATTTTGTTGCATGAGTTTTTGTTGGAGTGCAGCTTCTTCGTAGCTGTTAGTAACTTTATCTGGATCAAGATCCATAGATTTTGCAATCTCCCTAACAATATACGGGAATTTAGCAAATGGCGCAAGTGTTGGATTAGAAGCAACTTGCATGAACTGCATAAGGCGCTGTGACCGTACTTCATTAGCCATCAACGACTCTGTACCTCTGGCTTTAACATCTAAGTCACCTTTAATATCAGGATCAAAATCAAACTGCATATTAAATGAGAACATTGCTTTACCAAGTGGTGAAAGCAAATAATCATCTACATTTTTAATTACTGTTTTAATGCCACCAGCAGCAGCATTCATCAACATTGATATACCAGATGCTGTACGCCCTACACCGGCTACACCAGTCTGTCCGTGAGCAAAAGATGGGAAGCCCGTTGACTCATCCGCTAAAACTCGCGCTTTGTCAAACAACTGCATATTCTCATTAGATACATTCGGGAACTTTGTACCGAAGATAGCTTGACCCGGTGCACCGCCCTGACGACGGAATACTTTACCCGGATACACTGAGAGATCTTGACCAGGAACTAAATTTGTCTCATCAATCTCAATGAGCAAGTTACCTGACAAGACTGCATTGTCCACCGCCATGCGCATAAAACCGTTCATCAGCGTTTGCGTATCGTCCATGTTTTCTGCGATACCTACACCAAAGAATGAGTATGGATTTAACTCATACGGAACTGCATAGTATGGTATGTTGGCGGGCTTAAATGGGTTAATAACAGCGCGAATAATACGGCCATTACAATACCAAATATTAGCTTGTACTTCGTTGTGTTCACTTACGTCTTCTGGAATTTCAACGCCAGCTTGTTCAAGAATATCCGTGTCTACAGACCCCCAATACTCTAGAACTTCAAAACGCTCAATGTCGTGATCCGTTGTGTAGTCTCGTAGATCATCTTCCCAGTATTTTTTTACGTAACCTTCGCCATGAGCAATGACATCATCAATAACAGTTTTGCGGAAGAATGGGCGACTCTTTAACGCTCTAACCTGTGAACGTGACATTTTGTGACGCTCAATAACGTACTGCGCCTCATCCATGCTAGATGCATCTGGGTCAGGGAAAAAGTTCCATACAGAAACGTGGGACGTAGAGGGAACCGTTTTAAATATCGGAGTGTATTCCCCTTCCTCGTCCCAATTCGGGTATTCTTTGTCTGATGCAAACGGACCTTTCATAATCCCAGTACCAAACAAAGCCATTTCAAAAGCTGTAGATCGTAACTGCTTAGACGCATACGATTCTTCTAACTGATCCATAATTTTCTTTTCCATGCGCTTTGCAGCAATCATGGATGGAGAAAAAGTAATCTGAGTTGCAGTTACTCCTGCGCCTTCTTTAAGACCTTCTACATCCCCTAGTTTTTCGGATAGTGGTCCTAACTTTTCAGATAAACTTAAAGCTGTTGCACCCGGAGGTAAATCATTACCATCCCCAGAAAATCCATACAAAGACTCCATTGCTTGATTTTCTGGTGCATTAGGTTGCATATCAAAATGAACATTTTCTGCAACACCCTCTGGTAAAGTCGTAGGTTCTACAGAAATTGGGAACTTGTGATTGGCAAACAATACGTCAATGATTTGCCCGTATGCCGCAAGAGTTTTTGTTTTTGTAACTTTTACAAATACGCGAGATTTCTCTGCTTCTGTAAACTGTACATCAGGACCATATAATCCCCTGTAGTTTCTATAAGCACGGAGCCATCGCTCTTCATCTTGGCGGCGTGTATCTTCTGCTTTTTGGTATCGCTCCATTACATGACGAACTAGGCTTTGAAGTTCTGTAGGCTCTTCATATGAGTCTTCCACATCTGACAGTGTTATCTGTACATCTGCTTCTGTGACATCATAAATATCGTCTTGTTCTTCCATTTTTAATATCCAAATTTATTGTCTGCAGGAGCATATCCCGACGGACGTTGGTGAGCAGGATCATAATCCCAAATAGAGAATCTTGGTCTAGACATAATACCGTAGCGAAGTGCATCATAAAGATGATCTTCTGCTTTAGTATCAACGTCTTCTCTTGTTTTTTTATCAAGAGGCAATATAGGTAGTTGTGAAATTATGTTTGTGCAGTTGTTAAAAAATACGATTCTTGGTTCTTCTGTAAACTCGTCTACTTGCAATCTTCTATGTATCTCGTTTTTACCTGCAATACGAGAACCTGCAGATCTATCGGACGGCCTCCAGCGACATCCTTTTTGAATCATCTGTTCAGCAAGTGATGGTCCTGTATCACCACGTTTATGCCAGCAGGAGCTATCAAGAACTCCGTATTTTATATTCCCGTCTTGGGATTCGAGATCCAATACCATGTCCGCAAGATCAGTCGCCAAGACTTTACTAACATATAGCTCACGATAGACAACAAGCTGTTCGTCAGGTGATACAGCAAACCAAACAACAGCAGAGTAAGAACCATAGCCATAATCGCAGGCACGAAATTTAACCCAATTCCTAGGAATATCAAAAGGCTCAACAGTATGTACTTGTCTGTTAAATTCTGGAAAGGCGGCACCTTCTGCAACATCCCAATTACCCTCTAATAACTGCTTCCGCTGATGCTCTGGTAAAGATAACAGCATTGCTTCATAATCACCCTGCTCACACAGATATGGATTATCTACAAGCATAGCCGGTATAAATCTACGTTTAAATAGTGCTTCACCCGCCTTGCTGTGATTTGAAGGATATACTAAAGTTGTTCCTGTTTCAATATCTGTTGCATCAAAAGCTTTTGTTGGTGGCGAAGGATCAATAAACATTTTCTTAACCCAAGCATGTCCGGGACCACCGGGGTTAGTTGTTGCTCGCATATACACCGGTAAATCGGATGCCGTGCTTCGCAAACGAGAACGCATATAGTTCCAAGCAAATGGCGTAGCCCATTGTGTCAATTCATCAAAACCTACCCAACTAAAAGCAAGACCCTGATAACGCATCACGTCTTCGTCGCGGTCTAGGTAGGAGAACCACAAACGAGCACCAGATGGAGCAGTCCATTGCATCTTACGCTCTGACCACTTAATTCCTGGCCAGATCTTTGGATACATCTCCTGAGACTTCCATATAAGCTCTCTAAGCTCCTCTGTAGTGTGTCGTAATAACAAACCACTAAAAGAGGGATGACCCATGAATCTGAGAGGATCTGCGAGCATTGCGTAGGACTTACCACCACCTGCTGCGCCGCCGTACAGCACTTCGCGTTCACCTGCTGCCAAGAACTCGGTCTGAGGCCCTGGATTTGGTTTGAAGATAACATTAGCAGTTTCTTCAGGACGAATAGGTTCAAACTCTTCCTGTTCTTCTAGATTTTCTTTAACTAATATCTTCGGTTGTTCTTTCTTTGGTTGCGCCGAGACGGGTACTTTCGATTTTCTCCGCTTCCGCGATTGCCTTTTGGTACCTTCTGGCCCATTCGCGGATAGTTGCAACTCGTCTTTTATTTGATTGCTCACTTTCGACTCGTTTCTTCAGACCTACGTGAGAGATGCTTCTTCCTGTTTGCTTAGTCAGCCAATTAGAAACTTCTCTGTAGCTATACTGCTGTAAATATTCCTTTGCCTTTTCCAGTGCTCTAAGCTCTCTTGGAATAGGTAATAACATATCCGAATCTTCTGGATGTTCTGTGTACCCAAAAGGAATAGTACGAGCAATCCGTGGTATTGCTATAAACTCTTCATCTTTAGTGATATTTTCTGGCTGTGGTAAAATCCACTTGCCAGCAGATCGTGCGGACATATTTACTCTGTGTTCTTAGGAGGTAGTATCATGACACCGCCTGATGCCTCTACCTGAATTTTTTCAGCCTTAATAATCCCCACGCGATCCATAACTTCTTTAGCGGCTTGCATCTTTTCTTTTATACCCAACTCAGTTGGATCTATTAGTGCTCCAGTCATCGCTACAGCAGCTAGTGGTGCATTACGCGCTAAATACAAATTAGTTTTTTCTATAATCTCATCTTTTAATGAGCTAACAATTTCTGTTGTCGAATTAGTATCTGAGTACCCAGCAAGCTTTTTGGCAGACAAAACACTACCGTTCGCTTCATCAAAGAGAACGTCTAAAAACTTTTGTTGTTTTTCTGTTAGCTGTCTAGCCATTTTACTTTACCCTTCTATGCGCCCTTGTTTTTTGAGCGATTGTTTTTGGTTGCTTCACAAACTGTTTGCCTGCTTTAGTACCTTTCCTTTTGGCTCTCGTAGTAGCGGCATACTCTTTTGCCGAAAGACTCTTGATCGCCTTTTCTGGGAGGTATCGCTCCCCTGTTGCTTTTGGACCCTGCGTTGAAGGCTTGCCGCTCTTCGTGCGCCACTTTTGCTTGGTCCATGCTTTTAAAGACTTTTGGGGTGCCTTCACGACTTATATCCACCACCCTTCGCTTTATACTGCTTTGCGAGCATCTGTGCTTTTCTTGCGCTCCATTGTCCGGGTGCGCCACCTTTTCCACCGGATTTAATTTGGTTGAATAGGTTTTTACGCATACTGGGTTGTGTATAGTTTCCAGCCGCATTAACTGTACTCCCACCTTTTGCCATATTCACGGAATTGTATGGGCCACTCTTTGCCATGCCACCACCCATCATATGCTTCTTGATTTCTTTAGGTGATTTGCCTGCTTTCTTCATTGAGATTGCGACAGCGGCTTGTTGTTTAGGATTTTTGTATGGCATCTTATCCACCTACAGGCAAAAAGAATTCTTCTACAGTACAAAAACAATCAATGTGAGGAGATGCCCCGCCACCCGTTGCACTGGGAGTAAAAGAAATATAATCACCGGGTTCTAATACAATAAATGCACCAGACCACTGTACATAATCACCTACCACTAAATTCTTACCTGCGATGATCTGGTGAGTCTCTGCATCTTCTGCACGATACCAACTTACTTGGATATCGGATGCGTTTGTACCACTGTTGCCAATGTACAATAAAGACATATGAGTGCGGCAGTTATCCGGGCATGTATATAAAGTTACAGCAGTGCCATCTACCGTAGCATCATCAATGTAGCTTCTAGTTCTGCTAAACTTGGCAATAGTCATTTATTATTTCTTCTTACTCCCGAGGTGATCTACTACATTACCGCCTGTAGCGTAGTTATGTTGGTACATCTTATTACCTTTACCGCGGGCCATACCACCATTAGCCATTTTTGCTTTACCTTTAGCTTCAGCAATCTTCTTTTCAAAAAAGTCTAATGGATCTTTGGCATCAATAGCATCCATCTCAGCACCTGAAGGTGCAGCTTCCATCTGCTCCATAATGTCAGCAGATTTGTATTTAGCTTGACGAGCTAATATCTTCTCAAGTTCTGAATTAGTTGTTTTAATATCTTCGGCCATGTTAGCTCCGTGGATTCTTTTTACGTGCTGTTGCGGTTCTGGGGAATGAACGGTTAGCTGATGCAGTTTTTACTGCTAGCTTTTTATTGTTCATTGGATTACCTGTTGTGTGATGCACATCTTTGCCATCACCTTTTTTAACTTTACCGCCAGCCATCATTTTAGCTCGTGCAGAGTTGCGAGATGCTCTCGCCTTCTTTTGCTTAGGTGTGCTGTGGTAATTAGCGTATTCGCTTTTGTAATTGCGTGTAGAAGCCATTAGCTACGTGACATCCGATTAGGTTTTACAGATGCTCCGCAGTTAGCCATGCCACCTCTGTTAAGCCTTGTTTCGCTAACTACGCGACGGTTCTCTTTAATGGTTTGACCACCTTTTGGTGACTTCGGTTTTGATTTCTTTTTGTTTTGTTCGTCAGCGTATGCTTTTCGTTGGGTAACTTCTGCTTTACCGTCGCCCCTTCCACCAAAGACTTCATTTAATACAGCAACGCCAACCGCACCCTGCGTCAATCCCTTGGCATATTTTTTTAAGTTTGTTCTTTGTACAGATCTTTGTTTTTGACTTAATCCCGCAGTGCTTTCTGCAGCGGGGTCTAGCTTTTTAACATATGTTTCGTATGCATCTTTCGCTCTTTGCACAGCCGCTTTGCCAAACTTTGTTTTAGCAGCAGCTTCACCTGCTTTTACTATTAAACGTGCAACTGGTAGTAGACTCATAATTTATATCACCATTTCTTGCATGACCAGTATCTGGCCGAAAATTTATCTGTTGCGGTATCGCAGTTGTGCCGCGCGCGAAACGACTTACGTCGTTCGGGATTGTCTTTCTTGATTTCCATATTCGGATCACCGAATCTGACTAACTTAATCTGGTCACCTTTCTTCGCTAATACTGCGAACTTCTTTGATCCACCCGACGTGCGCTTAGGTTTATTGAAACCCGCAAATGTCTCACCACGGTATTTAATACGGCCTGATGGTAAACGCTCTACATCTTTAGTTGTTGCCATTGGTATCTGTCCAACCTGCGAGTCTCATGTACTCTTCTGCCTGCTCCAGTGAAATATCAACGTCAAACCGGACCTCTAATGCGGTACGAACGAAGAATACATCCGAATGAGGAACGTACAAACCTTCCAGGGATCTACCATTCTCTAGAAAATCATATACTTGTTCTAATAAACCCTCATGTGTAGGGTACGGATTCTTCATAGTTGTATTTATAGTGACAAAAATGTCAAGACTTTTGTTATGGACGTACAGAATAGTACAAATATAAGTGATTATAGGTAGTACATATAATATGTTTCATTTAAGTTAGCATTTGTAAGTGACTTTTACAAGAATTTTCTGATTATTTGTCAATGTAACACATTATATGTAAGCCTTCGGCTACAGTTATACTGTTTTCAAAAAGTATGTCAAGCACATTTGATGATCCAGGGTGAATGTGCAGCTGTATGTATATCAATAGGTTACAGCACATTCCAAGAATGTATAAATTTTATGTGTACTGTAAGTGGTTAACACTTTAATTTTCATGATCTGTGTATTTCTGTGTATATACGTACTAGGACACCCCCCGTGGCCCTTGCGCCCCCTTTGCCAATCAACATTAAATCACTGTTTTTGCTGGCATTTTTACATGTTCTCTTTTGATTTCAGACACTTACAAATGTTTGCAAATGGTATGAAATCACTTGCGACACCACAGACCACCGAAAGCATGCGAATTTGTGAGCATTGAACGGTGTGAGAGGGTGTGCATCTTTTATACCCACACCCCCTTTACACATGTTCTAAACACCCACCCCCTACTTGCGGTGGTCCATTCGATTTGCTCCACATGATTTGCTCCGGTTTAGGTGGTCCTTTTGTCGTGGTTTCAAAATAATTTTTTCACCCATTTGTAAAACGCTTTTTATCTCGTGATTCAGTGTCGCATTTTCGATGGTCCAAAACCCCGCTGCCCCGCGCCACACCTGGCTTTCAGGCGATTTTCACACCGTCTTTTTCCAGTGTTTTTTATCGTTGTTTCAGAATCGTTTTTTCACCTCTTCCGGATAACGCTTTTTAACCCATGAAAAAAATTATGGAACTATTTCGATTGGTCCTTGTCTAAACTTTCAACACCGCATGAAATCGGTGTCACATTTTCCAAACATTAAGAGGATATGGAAATGCAAAACACAAATAGCAAAACTAACACTTTAAACGTAATCAGCCTTTTCGATGGTCACGGGTGCGGATGGCAAGCACTCAAAAACAATGGTTTCAATTTGGGTACATGTTGGGGTGTTGAAATTGACAAATACCCTCGCGCCATTTGTCAAAAGAATCATCCCGAAGTGATGCATCACGACGACGTTCGCACGTTCTCGTGCGCATCCCACGGGTGTGGTCAATCTTTCGATCTAGTTATGGGTGGTTCGCCTTGCCAAGATCTTTCGGTAGCGTCGCCAAATCGTAAAGGCTTGGACGGTGCGCGTTCTGGTTTGTTCTGGGAGTTTGTCCGCATCGTTGAGGAGTTCCAGCCAACATACTTTTTCTTGGAAAACGTCGTGATGAAACAAGATCAGGCGGACCAAATCAGTGAAGCACTAGGAGTTGCACCAATCACAATCAACTCCAAAAAATTCAGCGCACAAGCACGGACGCGCATGTATTGGACCAACATCCCTTTGGACTCACTCCCAGAAAACGATTCACCAATCGTTCTGCAAGATATCTTGGAGGACGGATACGCCACGGATCGCGCT